ACACGGTGGCGATGCTATCCGTATTTTGCTCAAGATTGCCAAAGATGAGCAGTATCCTGCGGCTTCTAGGGTTGCAGCGTGTAACTCCATTCTAGATCGAGGCTACGGCAAGGCTGTCCAAGGGGTTGCTATTACGGGGTTAGAAGATGGCCCTGTGTTGATCACCATCGGCGGTGAAGACCAGAAGAGGTTCTAGGTTGGACGGATACAAACCCACATTATCACAGTTAAGAGCAGGAAATCTGTTTGCGTCTGATGCGCGGCATATCCTGCTTTATGGTGGGTCACGCTCTGGTAAGACGTTTGAGATTGTCCGCACGATTGTATTGAGAGCCATGGGATGTGAGAGTAGGCACGCTATTTTGCGGTTTAGGTTCAACCATGTGAAGAGCTCTATTGGTCTGGATACATTGCCCAAGGTGATTAAGACCTGCTGGCCGGGCCTATGGGAGCAATGCACACTCGATCAAACAAATTGGGTGCTCAAGGTGCCCAGCGCTGATGGCGGTGTGTCTGAGATTTGGCTGCTTGGGTTGGATGATAAGGACCGGACAGAGAAGATCTTGGGGCAAGAGTTCTCCACCATGTACTTCAATGAGTGCTCACAGATCACGTTTTCATCTGTTGAGACCGCATTAACCCGGTTGGCGCAGAAGACTAAGCTCCGCAATAAAGCGTATTATGACTGCAATCCCCCCGGCCAAAACCATTGGCTGTACAAGCAATTCATTCAAAAGCGTGATGTAGCCTCGAATAAGCCGCTCCGCAATCCAGATAACTACGTGTCGATGATGATCAACCCGGCTGATAATGAGGCCAATCTAGATGCTGATTATCTGCAAAGCCTTGAGGATATGTCTGTTGCTAAGCGTAAACGGTTCAAGGACGGGCTGTTCTCTGCGGCTAATGACAATGCTTTGTGGACGATTGAAGGCATTGAGCAGTGCCGTAGGACGGAAGCAGACCCAGCATTCAAGCGCATATTGATCTCAGTAGACCCTAGTGGGTGTAATGGAGACCCTGACAGCCGATCTGATGAGATTGGTATCATTGTTGGTGCACTGACTGAGGATGGTTATTGCGATATCCTAGAGGATTTGTCCGGCAAGCATGGTCCTACTGCTTGGGGAGCCATTGTTATCGACGCCTTTGAACGTTATGAGGCTGATTGTGTCGTAGCTGAGGTGAACTTTGGCGGCGCAATGGTTGAAGCGGTTATTAGAGCGGCTGCTTTGGCGGCTGGTGTGCAGATGCCCCCATTCAAGGAGGTTCGTGCCTCTCGTGGTAAGGTGGCTCGTGCTGAGCCCGTGGCGGCTCTCTATGATCAAGGTAAGGTTCGCCATGCAGGGGGCTTCTCTGTACTTGAGAACCAAATGTGTGGTATGACTACGGGTGGATACACTGGCGAGAAATCACCAGATCGTGTTGATGCAATGGTTTGGCTGGTGAGTTCTATCTTCACAGCCATGACGAAGGTGAGCTCGGGGCCACAGAGAGCACCTACGATTAATTTAGGTAGATCAGAAGTCCGTAAAGTTTATGGCGGGCAGAGGAGAAGATAAAATGGCGGGTGTAGTACCAGCAATTCTAGGTGGCGGGCTTTTAGCTTCATTGTTTGGGCAAGAGAAGCCTGAGGAAAAAGAGGTGTCTACGCTTGTGCAGCCGGACCCAGACGATCCGTCGCGCCGTATCCGTAACCGTCGTGAGCAGGCGAAGCAGTCCAGAGAAGGTGGGCGAGAGTCTACGCTCCTGACTGGCAACTTCTCGAAACCAAACTTAGGCTAGTGTTATGCACGCAGATCCAGAAGCATTATTTGCACGAAGTAACAATCTGTATACAGGTCGGGGTGATTTGCTGTCTATGTGGCAGGAGATCGCTCTAAACTTCTATCCAGAGCGTGCCGACTTCACGACGCAGCAATCTGTTGGGGCAGACTTTGCCTCGCATCTGATGAACAGCACGCCTCCTCTCATTCGCCGGAAGATGACCGACACCATTGGTGCGCTATTGCGGGCTGATAAGTGGTTTGAGATCTCCACAACGCGTGAGGACCAGCTACAAAACGATAGCAAGAAGTGGTTGGAGAAGCAGACCAAGGTGCAATACCGGGCTATGTATGACCGGAAAGCTAATTTCTCCAAGGTTGCCAAGGCTGGCGATGCTGATATTGGTACGTTCGGCCAGAATGTGATCTCTATTGATCTGGCCTCAAGCGCTGACGCTCTAATCTACAAGGGTTTTCATCTGCGTGATTGTGTTTGGTGTGAGGATGAGTCCGGGAAGGTTGATGAGGTCCATGTAAAGTGGAAGCCTACAGCCATTCAGCTTAACGGGATGTTCCCTGATAGCGTTTCCGACCAAGTTAAAGAGATGGTACAAAACGGGGGCAAGAAGGCTTACACGGCTATCGAATGCCTTCACATTGTTATGCCTTGGGCCAATTATGAGCCCAACTTACCCAATCCACTCCCGAACATGCCGTTTGTGTCTATCCATATGGAGAGCGACACTAAACAGCTGCTTGAGTTCAAACAGGTTCGCCGTAACCGCTACAACGTGGCCCGCTGGTCAACGGTAAGTGGCTATCAGTACGCACACAGCCCAGCCACAATGGTTGCTCTCCCTGATGCCCGTATGATCCAATCAATGAGTTTGGTTCTGTTGGATGCTGGGGAGAAGGGCGTCCAGCCTCCTATGATTGGTGCCCATGACGCATTCCGGTCAGACCTTAACTTCTATTCGGGCGGGTTTACCTCGGTTGATATGGATGGATTGCGGAGCGTTAAGGATGCAATCACGTCTATTCCAATGGATAAGACAGGCCTCCCTATGGGCTTCGAGATGCTTGAGGGTGTAAAGCGTGGCATGGCTGACCTGATGTTTTTGAATGACCTTAAGTTGCCAAGCCTCGATGGGTCTGAAAAGACTGCGTATGAGTTCCAAAAGCGTGTGCAGGAGGCGGCGCGTAATGCATTGCCACTTCTTGAGCCTATTGAGAGTGATTATAATGGCGGTATCTGCGAGAAAACCTTTGGTGTTCTGCTGGATAACGGGTTCTTTGGTCGCCAAGAGGATATTCCAGAACAATTGCTTGGGCAGGATATTGACTTCCAGTTCAAGTCTCCATTCCGTACCGCGCTAGATCAGGCTGGCGGTGCTAAATTCATTGAAGCCATGCAGATTATTGAAGCTGGTGCTCAGTTAGACCCCACAGTCACCAATCAAATTGATGTGCACGAGGCCACGCGCGAGAGCCTAGAAGCTATTATCCCTGCCTCATGGATGCGAGATGAGAAGGAAGTAGCGGCTATGGTTCAGCAGGACAATGAGCGGCAACAGCAACAGCAGGCTATGGAACAAGCGGGCCAATTAGCCCAAATGGCAGGTGCTCTGCCTGAGGGAGTCGCATGAAACACGAAGAACTAGAGCGTCCAAACCAAGAGGTTTACCGTGGTCGGCCTGATTTGCCCCCTGTATGGGACGCTTGCATTCCCGGCGTTGCTGCTATCCAAGCCCTAGCGCTGGGTAATGCACACGAGGAGCAACAAAAGGAAGCGCTGAGGTTTATTATTGAGGTCGTGGCTGGTTCATTTGAGCCTAGCTATCGACAAGGAGACCCGCAAGCCACTGCTTTTGCAGAAGGGCGGCGGTTTAATGGCATTCTCATCCAGTCGGTGCTTAACCAGGACATTAACACCCTGAAGGAGTCCCGGAAGAATAAGAATGCTGACAAGGCGGAATCATCCGCTAAACGGAGCAAATAATTATGACTGACGAAGTAACAACAGAAGCCGCACCAGCGGTTGAGACAACACAAACAACTGAACAACCTGCTTCTGAAGCAGTACCAGCGACCATCCCTGAAGGTGGAGCCCCGGAAGGTGGTGGTTTGCTGGACCCTAAAGCGGCTGAGGCTGCTGGCGAGGGTATGATAAAGGCCAAGGACGCTGCTAATTGGCGTGAGCAATTTGGTGAGTTGGATGAAAAGGCGACTAAACGCCTAGGTCGGTTCAATAGCGCCGCTGATGTGTTCAAGTCCTACCAAGAGCTTGAGGCTCGTATGTCTAAAGGTGACGCTAAAGCTGCCCCGATGCCTGAAGATGAGACAGAAGCGGCTGCATGGCGTGAGGAGCGCGGTATTCCTGCGACTGCTGAAGGCTACGTAGAGAGTTTTGACCTACCAGAGGGCGTTGTATTGGGCGAGGCTGACCAGCCAATGCTTGATGCGGTGTCCAAAGTGGCTCACGAGCAGGGCCTAACCTCTAGCCAGCTTAATTCGGTTGCCAATGCATTGTTTGCAGAGCGACAAGCTGCCCAGCAAGAGGTTTATGACCGGAATAAAGAGGTTGAAACCGCATCAATGAGCGAGCTTATGGAACAGCACGGTGGTGAGTTCCCGGGGATGCAGGTTAAAGTGAAGACCCAGCTAGATAATATGTTCGGCGAAGAGGTTTCCGCCCTTGTTGCGGGTGCCACTGCTGCCGATGGAACGCTATTGTTTGCCCATGCATCCGTCTTTAATGGCTTTGCGAAAGCTGCTCAAGAAACCAACCCTACAGGCACTATGATCCCGGCTGGACAGACAGGCCTTGACGGTGTAGAATCAGAGCTAGCCAAGATTGACGCTGCACGTAAGGCTGATATCAATGCATTCCGTAAAGATAAGGCAATGCAGGCTAGAGAATTAGACCTACTGGGATCGCGAGAGCGTCTCTCTGGTAGAGCTTAAGACCTAGGCAACCCGTAAGGACCTAGAGAGATAAGCAAACTTCACGTTACAAGCGGCCCCGGCTAGCTTGTCGAAGGACCCCGGTTTAGGCCGGGCAACTCTCAAGACAACACGAAGCAGGACAACCCGATTGGTGAGGATTTTTTAATCCATATCAATAGGAGG